TCGGTTACTGTACTTTCTACAATAGGACGATTTAATTTAGCAACTCTTTTCACTTTATCCATATAAGTTAAGTTGAGAAATTAATTTTTAAAATTATTGTTTTCAGTAAAATATTTTGTTGAATTTTATTTTTGAATTAAAAAAAAAATTGAAATGAATTTTAACATATGTTTGTATAGACATCAACCAAATAATAAGAATGTCGCAACAGAAATTAACACAAGAACAAATAGAAATGTTTGATACAATTACATCAAAGGTGATGTATTGTGAGTTGGAATATATCTATGAAAATTATACTGCATTAATGGAATATAAAAGGCAAAAAGAAACAGAAAAATATAATGTTGAATGTATTACGACAGATGAGAATGGTGGAATTAAACAAATGGTTTACTGGGACGATGATGAGGGGTACGATAATTATGATGATGCAATTACATATTGGAAACACGCAATCAAGAGTGGTAGATATGATGCAGTCCGTCTTACTAACAAAGATGGGGATATTGTAGACGAGTGGAACAAGGAAAGTAATTAGACGATATAAGATTTAGGTTTTTCAAATTTGTAATTAATTAAATATTCTTTTTTATTTTTTACTGGAAACATTATATTTTACTTGAATAAAGTATAATGTGTATGCTATACAAACAAATACCTAAATACCTAAAATACCTAAAATTTATAAACCTCCTCCATGAAAGAGAAAAATGGAAAATACTTTGGTTTTTTTAGATATTTAGATATTTAGATATTTGTGTGTATAGGTTCACTCTTCTTCGCCAATCGGCGTTCTCTAATCCTTGCAAGAATTTTGGAACGATTTTTCTGATAATTTTGCTTATTCCAATCTCTAATCCTTTGCTTATTTGCACTGTAATATTCACGATGATATTTGTTCCAGTCCTCTTTGTAGTCAGGTAGGTTCGTCCACGCCTTTTGCTTATTCACGCAATTCGGTGTTTCATTAATCCAATGCTGTTCTCTTTCTTTAAGTTGTTTTATATTATTATATTCCACTTCTTCCAACAAAGTAATTTCATATTCATCATTATTATCAAATATTTTGAAACTGGTATAATAGTCACCTTTGACTGCCTCATTGTATTTGTACCACTTGCAAATATGCTGACATAATCGGTATTGCAATGGTTTTGTAGTAGATCCCACATAAGCCATCGTTGGACTGAATATTTTGTATATTCTCCCTAAATGTTTCGGTAAAATCTCTGTCATTTTATATATTACTGAAATATTAAAATATATAAAATCTAAACTTAAAGAACTTCTCTACTTGATGGAATATAGATTTCATCTTCACTAAATACTACTTTTGGAAATGTTCTTGTGATTGTAACCCATCTACCGTCCATCTTTTTCAATCCTGCAATTTCTTTCTTATCCAATCCCAAATACGCATCACACAAATATTTCAAAGATGCATTCCCCATACTCTTTGGGAAAATGGTAATGCTATGTGCCTCTGCTAAAATAACTTTGGTTTCCTTATTGTTAGTTGCTGTATGTGTCGTGTAAATAATGCTGGTATTGTGGTGTCTTCCGATTTGTAACATATTATCCATTAGGGAATGCACTTTTTTCTCAATGGGTTTATTTTTTATCACATCGCAATCATCAAAAATACACAAAGAATTTGCAAAATCTTTCGCATCTAATTCGGTTGATAAAAATTCATTTCCTTCCAGTTTAATTCGTTTTATTCCTTTGACCTTGTCAATGCTACTATCCCCATCTAACGCTGAAAAAAGGAAAATATCATTATCTTTAAACATTTTCTTATATTGCTTTGCATAGTTGGCGGTATACACTGATTTTCCTGAACCTGATTGACCTGTGATATACAAAATTTCTCGTCCATCAGGTTTCGGAATTTGTTGAAATATATTTCCATGTGGTAATTTTAATTCTTTGAAAGGGTGAACGACTGCACCTTTCACATCATCAATACAAATTATTCTTCGGTCTTGTTTTTTAGATGCTTCACAAATCACGACAGGCGTACCTATATTTTCTATATTCAAAGACATTTATATATAGTTAGATTTTTTTTGAAAATGCTAAACTTAAATCATTTACTATTTTTTCCAAATAATTTCTCAAACTTTCTAATTTTTTCTTATTAAAATGCAAACACAATTCATCTAATTCGTAACTCACATTATCTCGCAAACGAAATGCAAACACATTGCTTAACGACTGCTTAACAATTTGCAAATTATTTACAATGTCATACATATGTGGTTTTTTATCACAATTCAAAACATTCAAGATTATATCCAACTCATTTTTATTTTTGTTAAGTAGACCTACTTGTCCGTTGAAAAATTCCACCAACTTTTTAATCTTTGATAAATTCTTACTTGGATCTAATCTACAAAGAGAGAAATAACGCTTCAATGCCTTCCAATAATCACCTTCTTTGTGTAATTCTTCGTAATCCTCTTCCAGAGATGATGTGTTTGTATAGTGCATATCATTTGTATGTCCGTTGATATTAATATAATAAATCTCGCTGAATTCTGTGAAAACGCCTTGAATAAGTACAATCATATCCAATTTAATCCTTGATTTTTCAGAAAGAGCCATTACCAACTCTAATTTCTTACCATTTACCATCTTGTATCCATCTTGAATTTCTTTGTAGTTCCATCGCAAAGGTTTTTTATTTCTCTCGCCACATTTGAAATCAAGAATAAAATAGTTTGGATTTTTATGGGCTTCGCTGAATTTTTCTTGAAATAATGTTGCAATATGATGATATGCACCAAACCCTTTTGCTTTGACAATTTCGTTTAAATCATAATCGCTGTTGTATAAAATGGATTTCAGAGACGATGAACCGACTAAATGATATTTTCCAGAAATCGTTAATTTGTTAAACACATCTACGATTGATTTTTGTAAATCATTCGGAATTTTTCGTTGAATAAGATACTCCATAATATAGATAGATATTAATTTTATCTATGTATATTCTTTTTGGCTTTTCTATACACACAAATATCTAAATACCTAAAATACCTAAAATTTACAAACCTCCTCTATGAAAGAGAAAAATGAAAAATACTTTGGTTTTTTTAGATATTTAGATATTTAGATATAGCCCACATTCCTCATATTATATGTTACGCTTGGAAAGGGACGATAGATAGTGATGCTTGTAGGCAGGGGACAAAAGAGCATGTTTCTGATGAAAAGTTGCACCAGTGCGTCCACCACCAGACCAAGTAGAACCTGAAATGTGACCTGCACCTTCCATATCTTCCCCATCATCTTCTAATTCTGGTGCACCTGCAAAACTACTCGTTAGAACAACGCTTCCTGATAATTGTTTTAACATAGGTACAAAATCTTCCAATGCGGTAGTTACATTGGAAATTGCATTACGACCAATTGTTTGCAATCTTTCTTCCCCACGCATGTCAGTGACGGCTTCCGAAAAATCACTAATATTTGTATCTAAATAATTCAATGCATCTAACAGAGTTGACTTTTGGTCGTTATTCAAATACATCATATTTTTCTGAAATCGTACACGAAATACAGTATTGAATTGAGAAACCACACTATTTAATTTGGAAACTTCTGGCGTTACATCACGAACTTTGGGTGGGGCTGTATTATCCGAATACAATTGGTCTAAAACTTGGAAAGAATAAGTCATCTCATTTAACTGACTGGTAATCTGGAATACATCTTCTTCCAATGAAGCAGGTGCAGTTCCAGCCATATTTTCAGGTTGCACCTCGTTGACATAATCCTTTTTCAAGTTCCTAAATACTTTTGCTAATGCTTGTTTCTGTGTATAGTAATCAGGATTTAATTTACTTTCGTAAGTTTTTACGACAGGCATATTATATATAATATAAGATTTTATTTTTTATATTATATTGTCAAAAATGCTTATTAACGAAGAAGAGATGCAAGTTTTCCTTTTCCGTGAGATTTAAGAGCGTGATGGGCTAATACATGATGAGCCCCACCACTATCCGAACCACCTGATTTAGAACCGCCGTGTTTTCCGTGATGCTTTCTCATCATCTTTGCAATGGTAGTCAAAGGACGATTTAACATTTTTCCACCAACCATTCGTTCGTATTCCACTTTACTGACAGGATCAACAGATTGCATTTCGTTCGTGTGTAAGCAAAGTTCTTTTGTCAAAATTCCTGTATACAAATTACTGATGCCTTGCTGTGTCGTCATAATTCCGCTGTTGACCGTTAGACAAACTACTTCTGGTGCAACTGCAATATCGTAACAGTTTCCAAAAGTGGCTGTAAAATTTAGATTATAATTTCCGAGTGAACCGCCTGAAAGGTAATTTGGAAGCCCAAAATCAATAGCAGGTGATAATACCAGTAAACTACCGATAGTTGACACCAAAGTTCCTTTACCAGTATCATTGTTCGCAACACTGGCGTATCCCTGAAATTCGTTCCATGTGCTTTGGACGCCGTTTTTAATTGATATTTTCCATAGGTCATTAGGGGTTGCAGACGATAAAATACCACTTTGGTTGTTAAAATTGATAGTAATATTTGTAATAGGGAAGAATGAAGTAGCATAGGCATAGTTTTGCTGGGCTATTGGAAAACGAGCAAATATTATAATAAGGTCAGGAACTTGATTGAGTTGAATAGTAGTAGATGTAAGTTGTCTTGTTTGAATAGAAGAAGGACTAACTCTGTTCCAAGCAGGTATTAAATCATTATAAGTAGTTAAATATCTTGGGAAATCCATGAAAGGAACAACATTCTTGGTGTTGACAACATCAGAAGGTTGAAGTGACAAGTAAGTAAGCAAAAGACGAGTATTCACCCAACATTGAGGTTGTGCGGTAGTACCAAGAGTAATACTTTGAATGAAAGGATAGAATTGAGTGGCTTGATTAGAAAGGAGGGGGTCATAAAGAGAAGCAGGATTAACCATATTCGCAGTAGACCATAAACGCTTACACTGACTATCCAAGTTAAACACAAAAGACATATTATTAATACCAAGAAGACCTTGTTGGTTATATTCAGGGTCACCAAAAATGAAAGGACTTAAACATAATAATGGTTCAGTGAACTGTGCTGTAACTGCAATCACCCAGTATTCAGAACCAGCAACATAACCAGTTCCACTACCAGCACCCCCAGCAAGAGAAACTAAACTACTATTTGTTTGAACCCCAGCACCATTCGTCCAGTAGTGAGTAACTGCAAAAGAAACATTGCCCCAAGAACCACGAGGAGAAAAGTTCTCATCAAGAGAATTGTTAGAGTAAGAACCATAAGGAGCAT